TTGGGGATGATCTGTTTGTCCCCTACAATCGTGATGACATAATCGGAGAATACGATTATTCGGTTCAGGCTGGATCTACACAGCCCATGAACGACACGATTCGCAAACAACAAGCCATTTCTCTTATGAATGCTGTTGGTCCGCTAGTCGGTACAGTTATTGATCCAGCAGCTTTAGCTATTCATGTTTTGGAAAACGGTTTCGGTATCAAAGATCCACAAAAATTTATTATGAACGCTCAACCAGCGCCTCCCGAAGAAGAGGCAGGGGGCGCTATGGCTCCTCCGCTTCCACCTAATTTGGGGGGCGTACCTATGCCAGAAGGCCAAGATGGTGCGTTTGCGCCCACTGGGGGCATACCTCCAGAGCTTCTTTTGCAACTCCAGAACCAAATGGGACTTGAGCTTCCCTCACTTTAATGGGACACTCCTCTATAGTTATTAGGAACAATCTCGCAGAGAATTCCTAGGAGGGGCTAGTGCCCGAAGAAAATGAAGTTGAAATGGAATCCATGGATGTGGATTACCCTGATGAACTTTCCATGGAAGTTTCAGAGGAACCTGGGGAAACGTACACTGTCAAGCTTGATGGTGTCGAAGAACAGGTCAGTCTCGAAGAACTCCAAAACGGCTACCAGAGGCATTCGGATTACACCCGAAAGACTCAGGAGGTGGCCGCTGAACGTGAGCGATTACGTCAGGCTGAACAAATAGTTTATGCTCTGGAAAGCAATCCAGAGCAAACACTCAGAACTTTAGCCAGTTCTTTTGATTTAGATCTGGGAGGACAACCTGCTTCCGCCAACGAAGATTATGATTGGCAAGAAGAGGACCCTTCCGCTCAAAGAATTGCTGCTATAGAACAGAGACTTGCACAGTCTGAAAGTCGTCAACGACAGGAAGCCATAGAGCGACAAGTATTGGAGCTACAGGAACATTACGGAGATTTCGATAGCCGTGAATTGCTGAATCATGCGTTAAACCACAAGATTCCTAATCTTGAGGCTGCTTATACGCATTGGCAATTCAATAATGTGAGAAGCACTGCCGACAAACTAACTAAGGAACAAGAAATTGTTTCTAAGAAACGGGAAGCAGCAGTTGTAGAGCCTGGAGGGTCAACCCAAACGGGAACCGATTCCAAGCCAACATCACGAGCCTCTAGTATCCGAGAAGCATTCGCTCAGGCAAAGGAACAATTAAGCACTTAACCTTTTAGGAGCAAATCAGAATGGCTGCAGGAAACGCCAATTTCGATCAAATATTGAGCACCACGCTCAATAACTATATTCCTAAACTGCAGGACAATATTTTTAGTGCTCGCCCACTTTTCTATGCGTTGACCAATGGTTCAACGATGAGAACAGTGTCTGGTGGCGCAAAGATTGTTGTCCCGTTGATTTATGGAACAAACTCAACTGCTGGCTCGTATGCTGGTACCGACCCTATTTCCATCACTGCTCAAGACGGCATTTCAGCCGCCGAGTATGACTGGAAACAGTATGCGGCTACCGTAACGATCAGCGGTATAGAAGAAGCCAAGAACAATGGAGAGGCTCAAATTATTGACCTGCTGGAAGGCAAGATTTTCCAGACACAGGAAACAATTATTGAGAACCTCAACAAAATGTTCTATGAAGACGGTCAAGGCAACGGCCAAAAGGACATGCACGGCCTCAACGAACTCGTTGGGACAGGCATGACTGTTGGCGGCATTGACGCATCCGACGCTGATAACTCATGGTGGCGTTCACAGCTAACCGATGAGGCAGGAGCGTTGACAACAGCTTCAATGGCTACTGTTTACAACAACTGCTCAGTAGGTAATGACCAGCCCACGATTATGATTGCATCGCAAGCTGTTTATGAAGCCTATGAAGCAAGTTTGACAGCAAACATTCGGTACACCGATACCGATATGGCAGATGCTGGGTTCCAGAACCTTATGTTCAAGGGCGCTCCAGTGACGTTTGATAACCAACCAAACCACTTGGATGGCAAGATCTTCTTCTTGAACACCAAGTATGTGCAGCTTGTACGTCATTCGGATGTTTGGTTTAAGGCCACTCCGTTTGTACGTCCAAACAACTTGGATGCTGTGTACTCACAGATCCTCTGTTACGGCAACCTCACGACGAGCAACCGTTCTCGTCAGGGTATGCTTTACGGCATCACCTGATAGGTGTAGTCGTATAAAGATGGAGGGGTGGGGGCTTTGGTCCCTGCCCCTCCCAAGATCTGAGGATTCATGGCAAGAGAAATACAAATTTCTTACGGACAAAACACTCGACTTTATGGAACTCCCTCAGAGGAGGGTCACCGTCAAGAAATACCTCGTTCCGACTACTACGGATCGAGGAAAGTTCGTGCCTTGAATCACGATATGGAAACCTGGGAAACGGTTAAAAACCAGTGCGTAGCTACCACCAAGAGCGGTGCTCAGTGTAAGGCTCGTCCTGCCGAGGGAGAAAGTCTTTGTACTTTCCATAAGGAGTAGGCGTGAACATTGAGGATATGAGGTCATACATCCGAGCCGTTGTCGAAATTGACAGCAGCGACATTTCGGATGCGACTTTGAACCGTTTCCTTGGTGAAGGCTACGACCAAGTTGTTTACAGCGAGAAACGCTGGCCTTGGTATGAGGCAGAAACAACTTTCACAACAAGCTCAGGAACTAAAGATTACGCTCTGTCAACGATTGGGGCGAGCGTACAGAACGACGCTAGTCCCCCCGTTACCGTGGGTTTAAGGGAAATTCATTCTTTGCGTAACGATGACCACATTCTTACGCTGTTGGGGAGAGATGAAGCCGATAAAGTTTACCCTTTAGATAGTTCCAGCAACGGTCAACCTTACTATTGGAGTTTTTGGGCTGAAAGTGCTCGCTTGTATCCCACGCCTTCAAGCGTAGACACTATTTATGTTCGTGGATACAGGAATCCGAGTTCGTTCGGGGTTGGGAGCATTGACGGGACTTCTCCTGTTGATTTCCCTGAGCCTTTCCATGTTGTTATGGCTACTTACGGGATCAGTCGTGCCTATGACCAGCAAGAAGATCCTGACATGGCGATCACGTATTTGAATACTTTCATTAGGGAACTTGACAATCTCCGAGCTAGATACCTTGATAGTCCTGCCCCTCAACCGCTAGTTATGAATTCCAGTGTGACTTCACGCTGGATGTCGAATGCTTATTTACCCAACCGTCTTCGGTATTCCTGGGAGTAACGGATGGCACGTCCTGGCTTCAAGTTGGAAATGCTTCAAGATTTTAGTGGTGGTTTGAATTTACGTTCGGATCAGTTCAATCTTGCGCCTTCGGAGAGTCCTGCGATGTTGAATGTGGATGTGGACCCTCGGGGTGGCATCAAGATGAGACTAGGGGTGAATAAACGTAACGCTACTGCGTTGGGGAGTGATGTGACTGGGTTGTGTCAGTTCACTCCCGACGGGGGCACTGCCCGAGTTATTTGTTCGTATGGGACTACCGTCGCTGAGTCTGATACTGACGATTTCACAACTTTAAGTGGTGTTTCGGTTACAAGCGGCAATCGGCTGTATGGCCAAACAACAAATTCAAAGTTTTATGGAGTTTCGGGAGATGCGGCGTCATTTGTTTACGACGGTACGACCGCTTCCAACCTTGCCGCAAACACTGATGGTTCGGCAGGAAATTACCCTATAGCTAAATATACCTGTCATTGGAATAACTTCGCTTGGGTAGCGCACGTTAAAGAAGGTGGGACGGAAAACGCCAACCGTGTTCGTTGGTCCAAAATTGATGATCCTGAGTCGTGGCAAGAATTTGATTACATAGACGTAAACGTGGGAGAACGAGGCGACGAATTATCTGGCCTTGTGCCTTTCGCTGACCGAATGCTGATATTCAAAACAAATAGCGTTCACGCTTTGTACGGCCATAGCGCTCAATCATTCCAAATGGTTCCTTTGACTCAAGACGTTGGTTCAGTGTCAACATCGTCTCCAGTTTCCACCCCGTATGGAGTGTTCTTCTGGTATGACCGTCAAGGTGTATGGATGTATGACGGGGAACGGTTTGTTTCAATCTTCGACAAACTTATGCCAGCCATTGATGACGGCAGATTACAATTCAACGATCCACCTCAACTCGCTTGGTTCAAGAACCGTTTGTATGTCTCCGTTGACTGGGATGACACGGGAGGAAGTAACCCTAAGCGTCGGGTCCTAATATTTGACCCGACGTTAGGTGGTTCTGGTGCTTGGACGATGACTGACATTGATGCAAACATTTTGTTGACGTTCGCTCCACCAAATGCTGAACAAACGCTTTTGGCAGGATGTGAAGAGAACACGGGTCGTGTTATCCATTTGGAACAAAACTTAGAAACAGACTTTTATGGAGCGACTTCTTCACACATCACTAGTTCTTACACATCGAGTTGGCTGGTCGGAGGCAACCCGATTGTTAGGAAACGCTGGGGGAAACCTCGTATTGTTGTGAGTTCAGACAATACGGTTGCTTTGGAAGCTGAGTTGTACACCGATTACAACGGTTCCAATTACAAGAAATCTATGCCTTTCGGCGTTCAAGTTGAAGGTGCTACTGCTGCGACTTGGGATAACGGTGTTTGGGGCGAAGCTGATAATCAAAGCATATGGGCTAGCGAACCAAATACTGATGTTACAAACATTGAGCGTTTGCCAACGCTCGGGACAGCTAAAGCTATACAAATGAAGATTAATGGTCCTACGACCGTAGATGAAGCTTGGGAAGTCAACGCTATGGCGTTTACTTACCTCCAAAGAAGGTTACGTTAATGGTTGATTTCTCTTATCCACACGGTGCGAGCGCTGGTGCCGCTATTTTGGCGAATGACCACAACAACAACTGGAATTATCTAAAGAATTTCATTAATGGAGTCAGTGGGGACTTGGGAACATACCCAGGATTGTTGAAAGAAAATAACCCTTCAGCGACGGGAAATGTGACTTTAGGTTCTTCTACCGCTTTCTACATGAATAGCGGTCAACAGAATGTTATTGGTTTAGCTACTGGTACCGATATTAACGGTGAAACTGCTGGGAACTGGTTGTTTGACAACAAGTATCGAGCAGGGGTAAGCGGTCTGTCTCAAATGACTGATGTGACTACGCCAGCGGATCAAGCTGGCAATTACAGCACCCAAAAGCATCGTTATTCGGTGTACTCGAAACGTGCTGGAGAAGGCCAGACGACAGAGGTCGGTCGTCCAGCGTCAGAATACCGTTTAGTTATCAACGGTTCGATGGCGATTCGTGGTGACATTATTGGTTACACGAACTGGAACGATGACGGTAGTGCACCTGATGATTACATTTTGGGTGAAGGTACTCGCATTAACTGTCAATGGTTAAATGTTCGAGCGAACATAGACACTGGTGGCGATATTAGACTTAATACTCGCTACGATTATGCTCGCCTGTTCATGGGCAACGATTACAACGCCACGCCGCCTGCAGACGGCGAAGATTGGCTGGAATGGAACGATAACATCCATTCAAATCAAGCTGGATTTGGATTTCATATCCATGGATCATCTGCAACACCAGAAAGCGGTCGTATTCTCTCGATAACCAAAGACTCTAATGACTATATAGATATTCGTGCCCCTATCCAAACAAATATTGGCGGTTCAACCCTTGCTGGTTGGCCTACGATCTCGGGAAGCGACGCAGTAATCACGGTAGGTTCAGGAGCGACACAACGTCTTGGGGTAACTTCATCATCAATCCGTTTCAAAGAAGATGTCCAAGACATGGACGTTGAAGAAAACTGGACAAAGCTACGAGCTTTGAAGCCACGCACGTTCCGTTGGAATGAAGAAGTATCAATGAACTCAGGGATGGACTACGCAACCCAAACCCCAGAACCAGGATTCATAGCCGAAGAAGTCCACGAAGCTGCACCAGACACCCTTTTGTATGACGCTGAAGGTGATCCAATCGTGTATCGAGACAAGTCGATGCTCGCAATGCTTGTCAAAGCAGTGCAAGACATCGACCAGCGGTTAGGGGCGCTTGAATAATGCCCACAGGAA